CTTGGTCTGTGTTTAGTGATGATCCAGATATACAAGCAAAGATAGATATATTTTTTGATAAGTTTGCAAATCTTCCAATGTTTTATCAAGCTCTTGTAGTCGGTGCATTTTCTACAATTCTAGGTATTAAAGGTGTTTCTACTTTTAAAAAAAAATAATGTCTGATAGTATAGATTTAATAAATGAATATAAAGACCAAGTTCGTATTCTGAAACAAGAAGTTGCAGAATTACAGGATGCTGGTAAATCTAAAGATTCAGCAAACAAAAGATGTTTGCAAAAATTAGAACATTTAACCAAAGACCTTGAAGATGCTAACGATAAGATCAAAAAGTTGGAGGAGATAAAGGATGATAAATGAAAATAATGCTAACAATAGTGATGTGCAGTACCATAGCAAACACTTGCCTAGACCCTCATACTTTTCCTAAAGGTTACGATACTTATTATGATTGCCTGTTAGATGGCTACCAAAAATCTATAGAAAAGACCAAAGAGGTAGGTAGAGAAGAAACGAATCAATATCAAATATATTCTAAGTTTGGCTGCCAAGAAATAATAGTTCCTAAACCAAAACCTAAAACAAAAGCATGATTTATTGTGTAGTTTGGAAACAAGATGATAAATATAGAATGTTTACTAACACCATATTTGAAACCGAAAAGAAAGCCACAGAATTTAAAGATAAACAAAAGTCTATGCGTAAAAAACATGATTGCAGAGTTTTAGAATTTGACTATAAATACTTTAATGGAGTTGATAAAATAGATTAATATGGCAATAAACAAAGCAAAAATGAAATGTAATAGTCCTAAACGACAAGTTCAGGGTGGTAAAAAGTTTGTTGTTAAAGCTTGTAAAGGCGGTAGAGAAAAGATTATTAGATATGGTGATGCCAATATGACTATTAAAAAGTCTAACCCTGCTAGACGAAAGAGCTTTAGAGCTAGGCATAAATGTGCTACTGCTAAAGATGTATTTTCTGCAAGGTATTGGTCTTGTAAGAAATGGTAAGAAAGTTTTTAAAATTCATAGTGAAAGCTAGAATGCTGTATGCTGATATAAGAGGACATCATGGTAAAAGATGGAATTATGAACCTGGCGATTGGTATATGGGAAGAAATAAAAACAATAAAAATAGGAGATAACCATGTACATGAAGAAGAAAAAAGACAAGAAGAAAAAAAAGAAAAAAACTAAGAAAAAAAAATATTAGTTTATTAGGAGTAGCTACTTGTTAGCTGGGAATGTTGGAGGGTTAAATAAAATGAAAAAAACTATATTAAATGCTTTAGAAAAAAGATATGAAGCTATTATTGCTGAGTCAGATGCAACTTTAAATATATATCTAAATAATAGTGTGGGTATAGGAGAACATCCACAACATATTGACGAAGTGGATAAATTAATAGATAAAATAGCTAATGCAGAAGAAAAACTAAAAATATTAAAGGAGTTTGAATAATGGCAAAATTATGTGCAAAAGGTAAAGCAGCAGCTAGACGAAAGTTTAAAGTTTATCCTAGTGCTTATGCCAATATGTATGCTTCAGGTGTATGTTCAGGTAGAATAAAACCTAAGAAAAAGAAAAAAAAGAAAAGATGAGTTTAAGAAAATGGACATCAGAAAATTGGGTGGACATTGCTAACCCTAAAAAAGGTGGTGGCTTTCCTCCATGTGGAAGATCAAAGGGTGAGAAAAGAAAGAATTATCCTAAATGTGTAAAATCATCTAAAGCTAGATCCATGACAGCTAGTCAAAGGAGAGCAGCAGTTTCAAGAAAGAAAACAGCAGAGAGAAGGTCTAGGAAAGGCAAAAGACCTAACTATGCCAAAACCTAATAAAAAAACTTGGGTTAAACCTAAAGTAATTATAGTTGATATTGGTAAGTGTAAGTATTGTCATAAAGAGATGACGAATCAAGAAAGTTTTGTAGCTTTTTATCCTAAAGGTAAAGCTCATTATTTATGTATGAAGAAAGCAGACGAAGATAAGACTTTTGAAAATGAGTCTAAATTTGATTGGTAGTGAATAGAGTTAGTGTTCTTTAGTGTTTATTTAAGTATTTGACCTTTTTATTATATTTTCGTATAAAGGTATTGGCTAACTTTAATTTAGTTTGCCATTTACTTATTAGTTTTTGGTAGTGTTCTAATTTCTTTAGTCGTTTTTCATCTTTGGACAAGATAACGACTTTAGGCTTTAGGACACCATTTAACCAACCTTGATTGACAACATATTTTGCCATTTCAAGTTCTAGTTCAGCTTGTTGTATAGAATGTGGTTTAAAACCATTTTGATTGTTCCTTGCAAAACCATGTCTATATCTATAAACCTTATGAGATATTACATGAACAATATCTCTCCATCCTTTAATAGGACTTTTTGGATTACCAGATAAACAAACATAAGTTTTATACCAAACATTCTTAACTGATCTGTACCTTGTCATATTATATTTAATACTAGGAGGTGCAAATCTTGGCTTTCCAAATTTAACCATAAGTTTTTTGACAGCTTTTTCTGCTTCAACTTTGGTTACATAAGGAATGTTTTGTTTTTCCCAATACTCATTTACCTCATCATACTTAACACTCATTCTTAAGTTATAAGGTAAAATGTTTAGTGAGTCTTGTGGTGGTGTTATCATAAGACATAACTCCTTTTCCAAGAACTAACTTAACTCTATTCACAATGTTTAATAGCTAAGTGATTTTTTAATCACTAATAAAAATTTCTCATAAAAACTTTTATACAGACATTATATCATATTGAGTTTTACAAAATTTTTAGAAAAAAAACTTTTATTGAAGAATAGACGATTGGAGTTTTAGGGTAGTTTATTTTAGGTGCGACACTATTAATACTTTTTGGCTTTTTAGGTATTTTTTAATATCCCCAAAATTTCATAGCATCTGAAAGATAATTTTCTTCTAAATCATTCTTCCAAAAGTAATGGTCAAATTGTGGTTGAATATAATCTTTAACAACTTTTGTATCTGAACTTAGTTGCATTAGGTTTTGTCTTATTTTACATCTCTGTATTATTTTAGGTATTCTTTTTTCAATGTTCTCAGGTTTTAATTCATCACAATTATCAGCACTAAATACTTTGTAAGACTTTTCATTTATATAACAAAGATAAACTGGCACTTTAAATACTGACCAATAAAAATCTACTTGTAAAAGATTGTAAGGTTCAGGTCTATCTTCTGGTAGTTTACCAGGAAACCAAGACCTAGTTCCATCTTTCTTAACCATACCCCTTCTAGGAAATTTACATTTATCTTCAATAATAAGTTTATCTCCTTTTAAATCTATATAGCCATGAACAGGAATATTAATACCATCAAACCATCTAAATGCTTCTATCTCTGGCTTACAATCTTCATAACCTGGTATTGATTGATGAGCTGCATGACCATTGGCAATCATCTTTGGTAAGATTTGTTTATAATATTCAAATTCCTCATGTTGATCTAAGTTAGGAACTATCTTTTTTAACTTTTCATTTATTGGAACAAACATTATTTTCTTTCTTCCATCTTTTGTAATTGCATTTCAATAGCTTCATTAAACTCATTAGCTATTACATTGGGTTGTTGATATTCTTCTAAGAAATAACTTAATGGTTTCTTTAAAAATTTACTTATCTTAATTAGATTAATTATAGGTATTCGGTTCTCACCTTTTTCATACTTACCTATTTGTTGAAATGTTGATTTAAGAGCTTCTGCAACTCTACTTTGAGTTATAACAGTTTCTTTACCTGTAAACTCATTAACTTTACTTTTTCTAGCTGCTTTTATTTTTTTACCTAAATCAATATAAAATTGATTATCTTCCTCAAAGTTCTTTTTTGCTTTATTTGATAGTTTCATTGTGTTCCTTCCTTTAATTTAGAGTATAGAATCCCTTAAGTGCAAATGCAACTTTTTATATATACTTAATTAAGTATATAAAAATCTAGCATCTTTGTTCTCTGCTTCAACAATTCTTCGGAATAATTGATTGTATTCCTTGAATGCTTTCAGAGTATGTACACATTGCCTTCCCTTATCTTTAGCAGCATAAACTTTTTTATGTGCCTTATCTAGCTTATTGTACAATCTAACATTGCTATTTCTTAAGCTCATCATTCTCCTCACCAACCATTTTTACATTTGCCTTAATAAGTTTGTTGTTGGTGATATTTACTTTCGCAAACTCACTAGGCATTTTTTGATTATGTGCTTTTTGTGTAGCTTCTTCAATAGTTGCACCATCAAAAATTTCTTCAAAATCGGCTTCTAATTCTAAACTTGATGTCTTTAAAACTTTAACCATTTAAAACTATGTTTCTGCTATACCCAGAGTATTCTCTTTTAATTTCGTTTCTCTGTTCTAGCTTTTCAATTAGAACACTAACTGAATTTTTACTTTTATAACCCATCTCTTTAGCCATTTCTGAAAAAGTCGGACTATATTTGTATTTTTTAGTATAATTTTCAATAAATTGCAATAGCTTAAGCATTTTGGGTGTCATGGGTCTAAGACCTCTTTGTTTTGTTTTCATCTATGACTAACCTCCTTAATAATTCTGAGTAGCCAGAAATATCATCAAAGCTATCTTTTTTATAATTTTCTGATTGCATGACTCTCCAACATTTAAGAAAAATCATAAATAAACCAAAGAATTTAAGGGGTATTTTAACATCTTGGTTGTTATGAATTGATAAATATTTCTCCATAATTCCTACCATTACATAAGAGGTATGGTCAAAGTGTCCATAATCATTTTGTTTTTGTTTTAATAATCTCTCTATCTCACTTATAAATTTTACATTATCTGACATAATTTCCTTTGTTATCCTCACACCAATGAGCAAAAGCTACTTTGTTTTTGTAAATTGGATATGTTCTTATTCCTATTTCTTTAAATTTAATTACTGATTGATGTATCTCCTCACAAGTGAGAGTAGTTTCAAATTTAACTTTATGTAAAACATATCCCTCACTTGTAAGTAAAGCCAAAACTAAAAAAACAACTTTCAATGAACTAACTAAAAAGGAGCTTCTTGTTGTTTCTGTTTCTGGCTATCTTGTTTTGGTCTAGGTTCATTCTTATAACCAGAGAGTATAGTTCCCTGATCGTTTAACCAACCAATTAAACCTTTATGTCCACCAGCTTCTGAGTAATTCATTTCGCCAGTAAACTTGTCATCACCTTTAAATAAGACTCCGACTTGAGCATATACTTTGACAAACTTAGTGTTGCCATCTTTTGATTGACCTTTGACACCAAGTATTGTTCCTTTGTTGCCATTATCTAAATTTACATTTCCTGAGAAATCAATTCTGATGGCTTTTTCATTGTTGGCATCATAAGGAAATAGAACCCAATCCTTCTGCTTACCACTACCATTGTTTTGCATTTTGTCCTCCATTGGTTTTAATGCTTTCTTGTTGTTTATTAAATAATTCTTCTAATGAATCATTTTCTTTTTTCCAATTAGAATACAAAGCAGTTAGTTTTGTTTCTGTAGTCTGCTTTTTTATTTTATCCTTTATTGAAACTTGTTGAGTTGTGCCTTGATTATTCAAAGCATTAACTAATTCTTCTGCACTAGCATATTCTGAACCTGATAATCCAAATGCTGCAATACATCTTCCAAGAGCTGAACTAGAACAATTTTCCATAGCACTTGTTTTATTTATAAAGTTAGCATTTCTATGTTCTTCTGCATGACCAACAGCATAAATAGTATCAGAAATATATAGTTCGGTTTTAACAACAACTCTGTCATTATCATGGAATAATATTTCTTCATTAAATCTAGCTTCTGGAAAATATTGTAAAAGATGTCTATGTCTTTCATTAACAGTTGAATATTTCTTACCTTTAATATCAACTGTTGGAATTTTGTTTGCACTTGTTAAACATTCCCTTCTTCTTTCCTTAAATCCACCTTTACTTTTTTCTTCTGTCGTCTGTGTTTTTGTCGGCATTTTTTCCTTCCTTTATTTTTTGGTTTTGTTTTATTTGGTCAACATCTTTCTGTACTTTAGCTTCTAAATAACTTTTATTTTTGGCTATCATATTTTCTTTAAGTTCTAATAAATCTATCTTCTTTTTAAGTTCTGATATTTCATCATCTCTTAAATGTAATTGCTCTATATGTTTCTTTTCATTTTGTTCATAAGCTCTTATTTTGGATTGCATTTTTGCAAGTTCCATCATTACCTGGTCTGTCATTATTTTTTTCCTTTCATAACTTCTTCTAATGTTAAATTTTCAGTAATTATATCTTGCATTGCTTGACCAGCTAAACCACCAAAAATCATTTTCATATTAGGTTTTATATTTTTTCTTTGTGCTGCTGTTAATACGCAGTAATCATAAAACCATTGATCTATATTTTTATTTAATTGTGAAGGTGAAAGATGATCTGCTGTAAACATCCCTCCTTCTTCTTTCTTTAAAAACTCTTTTCCTATTGTTTTCATAGTTTGCTTTTATTAATTAATACAAAAATAGTCAATAAATTATACAAATTAAATTCAATTTGAGAGTTTATCATTATCAAATATTATTGTTGCATTAAAACTAAATGAGATTCTTTCCTTATCTTCATCATCAGTATTATAGGGATAAACAACATGAGAAAGAGAATTAGGAAATAATATCCAATCCCTAACCTCTGGCATAACTCTATAAGAATTATTATTAAACATATTTTCTGATCCTTCTATAAACTCAGTTTGACCTGAGAAATCGTTATGTTCTTTTGCGTTAGTTGTTGAAATCATTTTAGGTATTTGTAAATAACCAACGCAACTTAAATGATAATTACCATGCACATATTCAGTATGGGTATGGCAAGGGTTATAATCTCCAGGTTTTGATATTACATACCAAGCAGAATTAATTAAAATAGATTTAATTTTATGGTCTATATGATTTTTGACATAAGCATTAATAATTGGATCAAAAAACTTTTGTTTCCATTTAAGCATAATTTCTGGTGAGATTAGATACTCTGAATCTACATGACCAACTAACTTTTTAGACCAATCATGGTTCTTTTGTTTCTCTTTATCTTGTCTTATTTGTTTTAAATCATCTTGAAAATCTTTCATTAATCCTAATGGCATAACTGCTTTAGCAACTGTTGAACCAAAAGGTTTAAATAATTTAAAATTTATCTTGTCTGACATCTTCCTCCATAGGTTTAAGTTCTTTTAATTCTATTTTATATACTGGTGGTCTTTCAAAATGTCCTAAATGTGTAAGTTTTTCTGGTGGTAAATCATTATTATAAATAAATGAACCCATAATACTAAAATTAAAATCTTCGTTGTTGTCTTTAATAATTAAAATATATTTACCTTTCTTTTCTCCAGGTCTTATCAATAAAAAATTATATGATTTCTTTTCTTGAGTTCTTATTTCTATATTGTTTTGAAAGTCTGAGTCTGAATAGAATTGTTTATCATCACTATAAGAACCATTATAAAAGCTATTAGTAGCCTTTGCATAAGCCACTTCTCCTAAAGCTCCTAAAATCCCATCACTTATAGTTCTTTTAAAACCGCCTGAATGACCATAAGAAAAGGTTTTACCCATTCTAAGGTTGCCTATGTACCTTTTTGATGCAATATTTAAGGCAAGTTCAACTTCGTTGGCTTCTAGCTTAACTTTAATCATATTTATCCTTTGTTATAATAGTGTAAATTGTGTGTTAATATTATTATTTGTTTTGTAATTTTTATTAATTCCTTTTGGATAATTTGAAATAGGATATTTTAATTCTTTAAATAGTTTTTTTTTATTTTTTTTATTAGCAATAATATAAATATATCTATGCTTTCTTGGTCTATCTATTAAATAAAATTTATCAGGATTATTTTTTCTTTCTTCTAAAGTGTATTGTTCGCAAATTGTTTTACTATGTTTGTTGGTATTTTTCATTCTCCATTCAGTTCTTTTATCTGATAATCCAGTATATATAAAATTAGTTGCTTGATATATATAACCATGATGATTTTGACTTGTATCAGCATAAGAAACTAAAATTGTTGGTTTTGGTAATAATTTAAATGAATTACCAACTAAATAAGATGCTTCATTTTTTTTATTATATTTTAAAACCAATCTATTTAATTCTAAAATTATTTTTCTGTTATGAACTCCAGCTATTCCTTTGCATAATGATTGTGATGGTGGAGAACCATAACAAACTATTCCTACAAGTTCATTTTTATAAAATAAACCAAATGAATAACTAATACTTGGCATTCTTTTAGCATAATGAATATTTAATATAAAAGGTTTGGTATCTTCATAAGATATTTTATGAACAGAATAATCAATCATTCTTAGCTCCTTTTATTAGTTGTTTAATTATAGTTGTTGAGGGGTTAAAATCGTAATCACTAAAAGAGCAGCTTGATAGCAATATAAATATTATTAAGTATTTCATTTCTTTTTTATAAATCTTTCTTCTTCTTTTATCTGCTTATCCACTTCTTTAAAGCTCTTACCATTTACTTTTTTAAACCAGCAGTTGCAACAGTAATCTTTATTTGATTCTATTACATCCGCAGGATCTCCACATTTAACACAGATTTTATAATCCCCATATATGTTAGTTTTAACCAATATATCTAGCTCCTTTACTTAGGTTTTCATTTGCCCATAAAGGTTGTAAATTTTTATAATTACAACATTTATATTGGTCTTTAATATTTAATAAATTAAAATGTGCCATTGGTTTTATATGGTCAATGTGCCATTTACCAAAATTTTTCCAATTCATTCCTTGTTTAAATTGTTTTTCTAAATGGTTTTTTAAATATAACCAATCGCACCCTATTAATTTTGAGGTATTTACTTTTTTCTTTGCTAAACCTCTTTTAATATATTGGTAAAATCTTGTTCTTAATCTTGATTTTAAAATAAAAATAGGATCATTTTTTAATCTTTCTCTGATTAAATTTCTAGCTCTTTCTTTTATTTCAGGTCTTTGTGAGTATTCTTTAGATTGTTTTTTAATATGATCTTTATTTTTTAGTTTATATGCTTTCTTTTTAGCTTTTACATAATCTCTCTTACGCCATTCTTTTGACCATAATAATCTTCTTTGTTTATTTTCAGGTTTACTTTCATATATTTTTAAATATAACTTTCTTTTAATTTTATATGATTCTTTTGATTGAGCTTTTTTAGAATATAGCTTTATTTTATCTTTGTTTTTACTTAACCATGCTTTTCTTACATTATTGTAATGTTTTTTAAATTTAGGATTAGTATTTAATAAATGTTTCTTTCTTATTCTATCTCTTTTTAAAGCCATTTGATGAGAGCAAGATTTAGAACAATACAAATTTCTAATAATATTAGGTTTTTGAAATTGTTTATTACAAAATTTGCAATTCAATTTAACATTAAAAACTTTTAATGCAGCTCTTTCTCTTTTTCTTTTGTTTCTATAATCCCTTTGGCATCTATAAGAACAATGTTTTGGAATTGAAGTTATATTTTGAAAGGTAAATTTTTTATTACAACTTTTACAAACTAACTTTTTAATTGGTAGCATAATAAAAAATCCATAGAGCTATCTCTACTGCGATAATTGTTTCAAGCATTCTATTTGTTCCTTTCTTTTATGGTTTTTAATTTTATGATATGTCCAACCCTTAATAGCTATAGAACCATAAACACAATTAGAAAATGTCTTAATCTTTAATTGTTCCATTTGTTCTTTTGTTAAAGGTTTTTCTTTATCTTTCATTAAAATATAATTATTCCTACTGCTAGACCTATCAAAAACGATACAACAGACAAGACTATTTCTTTTCTATAGTATAAGCTCTTAATCTCCAGGTCTTGCTTCCATTTCTTATTATTAATTACAACCTTACCAAATAATATCATTATTTCCCCTTTTTATTTAATTTTAAAAAAGCATTAATATCGTTTTTCATTTGTACTAAGAGTCCACAAAATAAGTTTCCTTCTAACCCTTCAAATGCTTTTTCATTTTTTACTTGATCTTCAATATTAATCATAAATTTATTAAATTTATTTTCATATTTGTTTATTGCTTTCTGTACTTTATCTGTCATTTATCCTCCTTTTGTTAATTTAAATGAATTTTAGCATAAGGAATATCTTTTGTAGCAAAATTTAAATCCCCTATATTATGTTCATTAATAAACTTTTCTTTATAAGCTTTCTCTGGATTACTTGTATAAATAGAAATCATATCAACACCAGCTTTAGACCTATTACTTTTATCACTTTTATATCTCACAACATAATGACGATTTACAAGATAACCTTTTTTTTTCAATTTATCTTTTAAATCTTTAGCTAGTTGTAAAATGTCATCATTACTAAAAACAGAAATAACTTTTTTACAATTATTTAATTTTTTAGCATATTCAATACAATCTTTTTTAGATTTAAAAAAACCTCTAAAAGTTCCTTGATGATAAACTTTACCAAATAACCATCTTTTATCTTGTATCTTTTCTTTTAATTGGTAAACGCATTTAAAATATTTATCCTTCATTACTCCTCCTTTATTAGTTTAACTATATTATTAAAGTATTGTTTAGGTAAAGGAACTATATCTTCCTTTATTCTATATTTAACATCTTCCATGTCCATAAAGTCGTAAAACTTCTTACCTTTATTTTGCGATTCTAGGATATTGGTTATTGATTTGTAGTCTTTAGCTTTCATTTTTATCTTCTCTCCAATAATTCCAACCATCTCTATTTATTCTTATAGATTTTGGAGCAATCATTTTTATAAATGTTAATAAATGCCAAACTGCAAGATCATAAGGTTTTCTAGCAGTTTTACAAAAATTAAATTTTACATTGTCATCATTGTAAAAAGGTTCTCTAAAATTTTTAGTTAAAACAAAAGTTTCATGGTCAAGATTATTTTTAGATTTACCATTAAAAATAATTTCATCAGATTTTTCCGTTTGATCCTCTATTATACCCTCATCATCTGAAAAATTATCTTTAATATATTCATATTCTTTTTTAATAATATTCCATTCTTTATTATTAAAGGGTTTTAATTGATCCCAATAGTTAGTATATCCCATTTTATTTTCCTTTCTTTTAGTTTCTGACCTCATCAGTTAGGGATTAACCCTAAGACACCCCTTGTGGGGGTGTTTCGGTCTTTAAACTGCTAATATTTTGTATTTTTGTACTTTACCCTCCATAATATCCATTAAACCTTTTTGCCAATCATTTTTAAATTCATCTTTAATTTGTTTAATCCATTCATATGATCTTAATTCATTGTCAAACCACATCCACTTTTTCTCTGTTTTCCAAATATTCTCATCATAATATTTTAATATTTCACTTGCTCTACTATCATCAATAAATAAATATTTAGTCTGTGGAATATCATTTCTAACATTATCATTATTATAAATATCATTCATTCCATCAAAAGAACCATATTCAAATTGATAAGAATATTCTTTTAATTTATTAAAAGCATTGTCAGAACCTTTTAAAACATTAATTTTAACATGATCTCCCATACTATAATTTTTACTAGATCCAGTAACTGTAAGACCTAGTTCCTTTGCTTTCTTTTTTAATAATTTATTTACTTGAGCTGCTTCTGATAGTTTTCTCATGTTTCTTTCCTTTGTTGATTTGTTAAACATACTATTTTTATATAACATTTGTTCTATATTGCAAGTGTTAAAAGCTAGAAGGGAATAAAAATATATGTTCGCTAAATGTTCTTATTGATTACCCAAAATTTGACATATAAAGAGGTCTAGCAAGGAAGGAATAAAAGAAGATGGAAAAAGTTAAAAAAGGGTTCGCTATGATCCCAAATTCAATAATATATGATGATAAGATAGGGAATGAAGCTAAAGTCTTATTTTGCTATATAAAGTCATTATCTGCTAATTATAGGAATTTGAGAAACTCTAATTTATGCAAGAAACTTGGTGTTTCTGTAAATACCTTACAAAAAGCTAAAAAAGAGCTGGTTGATAATGGTTACTTAATTATTCACAGGTTATCAAGTGCCAATAGATATACCCTAAGACTACCCAAAATTAGGGTAGGCAGGGTGTCAAAATTTAAGCAATCAGACTACCCAAAAAATGGGTACCATTTAGAGAGTAATAACAATAGTAATAATAACAATAATAATAAGAAAAAGTTTAAAGGTTTTAAGAAATGAATGAGGAAGAATATCTTTATAATAATGAACCTTTACAAAAGAGTTATAATAACACTTACACCCCCCCTGAGAAGATTGAAATAGTTTATCAGTTAATGAGAGATTATGAGTCTGGAATGGTGTCAGATTCTCAAGTCCGTTGGATTGTAAACAATGCCAAGTTTGGCAGCTTCACTATTATGAAAATAATAGACAAATTATTATTTGAAAAGAAACTTAAATATAATCCAATAACCCTTGACAAGCGAACATTTTATAAGCCAAAAAGACCTTTTGATTTGTAATCTACTACATATTGTGTTAGTAAATTATTAGACTACTAGCTCCCTTGCGTTAGTCTAAAATAAGTTAATTAACTAGACCTGGTGAGTGCTTTTCTTTCCTTTCTTTCTTGCCTTGCCAGGTCGTTAAATAAATAAAATATTATGGCTGGACGACCTAAAAAATTAACACCTAAAAAAATAGATCAAATATTAGAAGCATTCAGTGATGGCTTAACTATTAGAGAAGTATTTAACAGAGAAGATATAGACTTTACTTGGTCTAGTTTTAGAAAGTATTTAATAACTGATAATGATTTAATGATGAGATACCAAAAATCAAAAGAATTAGCCATTGATCTTAAACTTAGCCAATTGGAAGATAAAAGAAAAGAATTAGAACTAAAGATTGAATCAGGTGATTTAGATCCTAAAGCTGCACAATCAATGGTGAACCTTTATAAAATTATTACAGCTCATAATCAATGGAGTGCCAGTAAAATTAGTTCAAAAGTTTATGGTAAAGCAGCTGAAACTTTATCAATAAAGGGTGATAACAACCAACCATTGTCAATTTCTTGGTCTAAACCTTAGATTTATTATGGATATTTCTTTTGCTAAACCTTACAGAAGTATTGATTTAATTGGTGTTGTGGTAAAAACAACACACATAAAAAGCAAATGTTATACATGAGTTGTTGCAAAATTATCACAGAATTGATGCAGTTTAGAATAATTATAAATTGTTTAGTTGTTTTTCCAATAACCGATATTATCGGAAGAATTACTATTGATAGTCTGTAATTATCGTTAGTAATAATTAAATGAATTATGAAGAACAAATAGCGAACATGGGGGGTTTTAAAAGTGGTATACCCACTTTTTAGGTTACCGACTAAAATAATATTGATACAAGGCATAAACACATGGATGATAAATTTCTAAAAACAATAATCTTCATTATGAAGGACAAAGTAACAAATAAACCAATTGTGATAACTCACTTTAGAGGTTTTAAAAATAAAGCTGAAGCTGATGACTTTTCAGAGTTTTTAAAGTATCAATTTATAACAGAAGATGATTTTGATAATTCAAATAAAACATTACACTAGGGGGGGTTTTGTTATAATATGAAACAAATTGTTATTCCTTATTCGCCAAGACAAATCCAAAATTTTTTGCATGAAAAATGCGATAAGAACCGCTTTAATGTAGTGATCGTTCACAGGAGAGGGGGTAAGACAGTATTTGCTATCAACCACCTCATTAGAGCTGCTCTGACAAGCACTAAACCCTATCCTAGATATGCCTTTATTTCGCCTTACAGATTGCAAGGAAAAAGTACAGCATGGGATTATATGAAACAATTTTCTGCCACAATTCCAGGCGTTAAGTTTAATGAGTCTGAATTAAGGGTGGACTTTGGAATAAACAATTCAAGAATACAAATCTTAGGCGGTGAGAATAGTGCTGCTATTAGAGGTCAATACTTTGATGGTATAGTTTGTGATGAAACTCAAAACCTTTCGCCAGACCTCTTTGATACCATTTTAAGACCATGCCTATCGGACAGAAAAGGGTTTGCCATATTTATTGGCACACCAATGGGTAGAAATTGGTTCTACGAATTACATGAGAAAGCTAAGAAAAATAAAGATTGGTTTACTAAAGTATTTAAAGCTAGTGAAACAAATATCATAGCTAAGGAAGAATTAGATGCAGCCAAACAAACCATGTCAAATGAAAGTTACGACCAAGAATTTGAATGCTCATTTCAAGCTGGAATAAGTGGTTCTTACTTTGGATCTATAATTGAAGAATTAGAGGAGTCTGGCAATGTTAAGAACTTTGATATAGATGAAAGTTTAGATGTGGAAACCTGGTGGGATTTAGGAATGAATGATAGTACAGTAATCACCTTTGCTCAACGAAGATCCAATGGCGAAATTAGAATTATTGATTGTTACGAAAACTCAGGTGAGGGATTAGAGCATTACATCAATGTCATAGATAGCAAACCTTACAACTATTCAAAGCACATAGCTCCCCATGATATTAGAGTTAGAGAAATAGGTACAAATAAATCTAGATGGGAAACCGCTAAAGAACTAGGGTTAGAATTTGACATAGCACCCAAACTTAGTGTAGAAGATGGTATTGAGCAAGTAAGACGAATGTTACCAAAGTGTTTTTTTCATAAAAACAATTGCAATAAGCTAGTAGAAGCATTAAAATCATATTGTAAGCGGTGGGATGAAAAAAATAATTGTTTTAGGAATAAACCCCTACACAATTGGGCATCACACTTTTGCGATTCGGTAAGATATGGAGCTGTTACAGAACCCATAGAAAGATCGGATTGGAATAAGCCAATAAGAGTTGATACAAATTATATAGTTTAATATGGCAAAAAAAAATAAAGAATTATCAAATATAGAATTACAAAGTTTATTATCAAATCAAATTCAAAATGCTTTAGGTTATCTAGGTGGAGAATTATCAGATTCCAGAACTAAATCCTTAGAATATTATTTAGGTGATAGATTAGGTACAGAAATAGATGGTCGTAGTCAGGTAGTATCAACAGATGTTGCAGATACGATTGAAAGTTTATTACCAAATTTATTAAGAGTATTCACAGCATCAGATAAAGTTGTTAGCTGCGAACCTATGACAGCCGAAGATATTCCTATGGCTGACCAAGCGACAGCTTATTTAAATCATGTTTTTTATAAAGAGAATGATGGCTTCCAATTATTATATAATTTTTTCAAAGATGCCTTAATTGAGAAAAATGGTTTCTTAAAAATTTATTGGGATGACTCTGAAAAAGTAGATTACGAAACTTACGAAAATTTATCCATAGTTGAGAAAGAAGCTTTGCAAGATACTAAGGATGAAATAGAAACTGTTGAAGAAGAAGTATTTGAAGATGAGTCTGCCAAAGAAGAATTTGAAAAAGTTTTAGAACAATACAAATTACAAGGAATAGATGTATCTCAAGTTCAAGTTCCTAATTTTAATTTATATAATTGCAAAATAAAAAGAATTACTAAAACAGGTAGAGTAAAAGTTGAGAGCATTCCACCTGAAGAATTTTTAATTGACAGAGGTGCTAAGACAATTGAAGATGCCGATTTTGTTTCTCACAAAGTTTTAATGACAAGATCAGACCTTGTTGCTATGGGATATTCTCAAGAAGAAGTTGATGAATTACCTAAATCAGATTTAGATATTTACAACAACGAAGAAACAGTAAGATTAACAGATGTTGATAATTATAAAATTAGTAGTGCAACTGATACCTCAACAGAAAAAGTTTTAGTTTATGAGTCTTATGTAAAATATGATTATGACCAAGATGGTATAGCAGAGCTTAGAAAAATTGTATCGGCTGGATCAGATGGTGCTAACATATTATCTAATATGCCTTGCGATAGTGTTCCTTTCGTAACCATAACTCCTATTCCAATGCCACATAGATTTTATGGAAGATCAATTTCAGAATTAGTAGAAGATGTTCAGTTAATGAAATCAACTGTTATGCGTCAGTTGTTAGACAATATGTATTTAACAAATAACAACAGAGTAGCTGTTATGGATGGCATGGTTAATATGGATGATTTATTAACAACTAGACCTGGTGGAATTGTCAGAACTAAACAACCACCGAACCAAGTCATGCAACCTTTACAAGCACAACCAATTTCACAACAAGCATTTCCATTATTAAATTATTTAGATTCAGTAAGAGAAGCTAGAACTGGTGTTTCAAAAGAAGCTCAAGGTTTAAGTCCAGATACATTAAATGCTAAAACTGCAACAGGTGTAAATGCACTAATGCAACAAACTCAAATGAGATCAGAATTGATTGCTAGAGTCTTTGCAGAAACAGGTGTTAAAACTTTATTTAAAAAAATATTTGAGCTGATGGTTAAGTATCAAGACAAAGAAAAAATTATAATGATGAGTAATCAATATATTCCAGTTAGACCTACTGAATGGAAAGATAGATTTAATATTAGTATTGTTGTTGGACTTGGAACTGGTTCTAAAGAACAACAAACAATTATGTTAAATAGTATTTTAGAAAGACAACTACAAGCATTCCAATTACAAGGTGGAAAAGAGATGCCAATGGTTAATCTTAAAAATATGTATAACACTTTGACTAAGATGGTAGAGAATGCTGGTCTTAAAAATGTAGAAACTTACTTTGTAGATCCTGAAGTGGGTAAACAAATGATGCCACCACCTGCACCACCACCACTAACACCTATTGAGAAAATAGAATTTACTAGAATTGATGCTGAGAATAAGAGAAAAATTGCTGACCTACAGTTACAATCTCAAGAACTACAACAAAAAACTCAAGAAATGCAATTAGACTTTGAAGCTAAGATAAAAGAAATGGCTTTAAAATATAATACTCAATTAGATACTGCGAAAATTAAAGCTGATGCAGATTTAGATAAGATGATGGTTGCTGGTGATAACAAAATACTTGAACAAGCGGCAAAATCTACTAATATGTTCGGTGAACAGTTAAAAGGAATAAATGGAAGCGAAAGACCAGGCAGACAGGTCGGTGGAGATCAGCCGATCCAACGAAGCCAAGCAGATATTGGAGAGTAAACTTTTTCAAGAGAGTATGGAAACTCTTAAAAAAATTTATTCTGAAGCACTTCTTGAAAAAACAGGTGCTAAAGAGAGTGATACCAGAGAAAAACTTTGGATTGCTTATAATGTTGTAGGTAAAGTAGAGCAACACTTACATACAATCATTGAAACTGGAAAACTTGCATCTAAACAGTTGGAAGATTTCAGAAAAAAACAGGATAATACAAAATTTTAACCACAATGGTTAAAATAAGCCAAGTCGCAAGACAGCTTAACTAGGAGGACTTCATGTCTAACGAAAACCCATTACTGAACAATGCTTCAGTACAAGGTGCAGCAAAATCTATTGAAGGTTTAATGGACACTAAAGGTGTTATCAAAAAACCTCAAGAAGAAGCAGCACCAGTTGAACCGAAAGAAGAAGTGGAAGCGAAAGCGGAAACTAAAACAGAAGAACAACAACAACCTGAAACTCAACCAGAGGAAACTTTGGAAGTAGCAGATGAAGAACAAGCATCACAAGATGAAAATGCGATTGAAGAACAAACAACCGATCTACACCAGGTTACTGTTAATGGTGAAAAGATTGATGTTGACCTTGACGAATTAAAAGCAGGTTATCAAAAAGATGCTGACTACAGACGAAAAACTGAGGAGATAGCAATTGAAAAAAGAGAGCTAAAATCCGAAGAAGATCGTCTTAAAAATCAGTATTCAACTAAGATGGATGATTTAAATTCATTAGTAGTTACTTTAAATGCTGAGATTAACAATGATATGAATTCTAAAGAGCTTGATGCTCTTTGGGAGGAAGATCCAACTGAAGCTGCTAGAGTTGATCGTAAGATAAATAAACGAAAACAATCAATTCAACAAGCACAGCAAAAACTGAGAGAACATCAAGAAACTCAGTTTCAGGAAATATTAAGAAATGAACAAAAAAAACTTCATTTAAAACATCCTGAAATTGCTGATCCTATTAAGGGTGCTAAAGTTAAATCAAATATCATGGGTTATTTAAATTCTAAAGGATTTTCAAATGAAGATGTTTCAAGAATTTATGATTCAAGATATTTTGATGTGATTATGGATGGTATGAAAGCTAATGCGGCTAAACCCAATTTAGTAAGTAAAAAAGTTAAACCATCTACTGTTGTGAAATCTGGTGTTAAATCTACTAAGGAAGATGTAAATAGTCAATCTAGGTTGAAGAAGATTAATGCGTTGAAGAAAAGCGGTAATGCAAAAGATGCTACCGATTTACTGATGCGTTATCTATAAACAATAACCTAACGGAGAAAAAAAATGGCTAAATACCAAACATACACAACTGTAGGTATAAGAGAAGATTTGGCTGATATTATTTATTCAATATCACCAACTGAAACACCTTTTATGTCTGGAGTTGCAAAAACAAAAGCAACTAATACTTTACACCAATGGCAAACAGATGCACTAGCTGATGTTGCTGCAAATGCTGCCGTTGAAGGTGCTGATATTTCTTATGGAACTATGGCTCCAACTGTATTAGAAAATAACCACACTCAAATTTCTACTAAAGGAATTCAAGTTACTGCAACTAACGAAGCTGTAACTTCTGCTGGAAGAAATAATGAGATGGCTTACCAAGTAGCTAAAGCTGCAAAAGAATTAAAAAGAGATATGGAAACTGCTCTTTTATCTAATGTCGCTAAATCTGCTGGTAACGCAACAACTGCAAGAAAACTTGGTGGATGTCCAACTTGGTACGAAACTAATGTTGATGCAGGTGCTGGTGGTTCTGGTGCTGGTAATGGTGCTATAAGAACAGATGGAACTCAAAGAGCTTTTACTGAAGATCAGTTAAAAGGTATTTTAGTTAGCTGTTACAATGAAGGCGGAAACCCTAACATGATTATGGTAAATGCTTTCAATAAACAGAAACTATCTGGCTTTACAGGCGGTTCTACTAGATTTGATGCTGCGGAAGATAGAAGATTAATTACTTCTATTGATGTGTACGAATCTGACTTTGGAACTATGCAAGTATCACCAAACAGATTTATCAGAGGTGCTAATGGTACTGCTGCTAAAATCGGACAAGATGCTCACATTCTAGATATGGAATTCTGGGCAGTTTCTTTCCTTAGAGATTTTGCTCTACAAACACCAGCTCAGACTGCAGACGCAGATCAGAGATTTATGGTTGCTGAGTACACTCTTGAGTCAAGAAATGAAAAAGCAAGTGGTTTAATCACAGATTTAACTACTTCATAATAAATCTAAAGTGGTGGGGGAATTATCCCCCATCATTCAATTAACAATTTTGTTTGGTCTTTGAAGTCAATGACGGAACGAAGCAAATAAATAGGATAAAAAAATGAGAACATTAAACGATTACTTTTTAACATCTGCAATTCCAGATGTTTCAACAGCTTCATCAACTTTTGTTTGTGTACCTGATGGTGGAAAAATTGTAAAAATCATCACTCACAACAAAGCAACTACAACTGGCACAGCAGCTATTTCTTTTGAAATAGGTGGTGTTGCAGTAACTGGTGGTGCTATAAGTCATACTGCATCAGGATCTGCTGGTAGAGTAGCAACTGCTGCTCCAACAGCTTTAAATACTGTTGCTGAAGATGGTACTATTGAATGTATTACTAATGGTGGTTCATCAAATGCTTCTAAAATGGAAATTACTTTCGTAATTAGAAGATAATAGTATATAACAATATTTGGGGGATCTTGCCTAGCGGTACTTCCCCCATAATAAATTAGGAGAAAAAAATATGAGTTTTAATTATGGATTAAGACCTACTACACATCAAGGTAAAACAAGTGGTGGAACATCAGCACAATCTGCTGCATTTGGATCACAAACTGAATATGTAAGAATAGCATCAACTGCTGATGTTTACATTTTATTTGGTGCAAACCCAACTGCGGTTGCAACTGCTGATTCTTCAACTATTTTTATACCTGCTGACCAACCTGAAATTTTTAAAGTTTCACCTGGTGAGAAAGTAGCTTTTATTGGTACTGCTGAAGTTTCTATTACTGAAATGAGTGCTTAGTGGCTAAACAAAAGTTTGTTCACTTTGTTCCAAGAGATAAACCACCAAAAAGACCTGGTTGTCATAAAAAATCTTTAAACAAAAGTGAAAAACTTCAAAAGAAACTAACTAGATACAAAGGTCAAGGCAGATGAAAAAAGATGTAACTATTGATGGTCTAAAAAAAGAAACATTTTCTTTAGACGAAATGGAAAATAAAATTGTTGTAAATGAAGAAGTTAATATAGATCCTCATTTAAAACATAATAAAATATTATTAAATCAAGATGATGGTTATTCAAAATCAAGAGATTTAAAAAGAGTAGCTAGTATTCCAACTTTAGCTTTAAGTGTCTGGGCAAAAGAGTATAATGGTGATAATAATTGGTTTGCACTTCCTAGAGAAGTTCAAAATAAAATATTAAAAACAAAATTAAATAGTAATGAGTTTCAATATTTTAAAACAGCAGAAGGTAAATTATAATGGCATTAGCAACTTATTCAGATTTAAAAACATCAATAGCAAACTGGTTAAATAGAACTGATCTTACAACTGAGATAGCAGAAGATTTTATTGTTTTAGCAGAAAAAGATTTTAATTCTAAATTAAGAATTGGTAGAATGATAGAGTCAAATGCTTCATTTACTATTGATTCTGAAACAGAAACTTTACCAACAGGTTTTTTACAAGTTAGAGATTTTTATATTTTAGAAGGTGGAACTAAACATTCTTTAGAATATATTACTCCAGCTCAAATGGATCAAATTAGAGGTAGTTCAACTACTGGAATGCCAAAAACATTTACAATACTTGGTGATAATTTTAGATTTGCTCCAATTCCTTCAAGCTCTTACACAGGAGTTATAAATTATTATAAAGAATTTACTGCTTTATCAGATTCAAATACTTCTAATTATATTTTATCTAATCACCCTTCAATTTATTTATATGGTTCTTTATATCATGCTGCTAATTTTTTAGGTGGTATTGAACCAAGACAAGTCCAACAATGGCAACAACAATATGTAACATCTCTTGAAAGACTTGAGAGAAATGACAGAGAAGATCAATATGGTAATGCACCTTTACAACAAAGAGGTGATGTAACTGTTTCTGGTGCGTTTAATGATGTATCAAGAATTATAACAAGCAATAATGGATAAACAAAATGATAGATAAAAGAGAAAAAAAATTATTAAAAAAACACTCTCCTCATCATACTAAAAAACACATGAGTATAATGCTTAAAGAAATGATTAAAGGAATGAGTTTTAGTAAAGCTCACAAAAAAGCTATTAAAAAAGTAGGAAAATAATGCAGATACCTTTTGGCGAATGGCTACCAGATCAACCAGAACATAATAATCCTGGTGCTAATGTAGCTAACAATGTTTACTATGCTTTAAATTCTTATAAAAGATTTCCTTCATTAGTTAATTATTCTACAAATACTATTACAAAAGATTCAAGAGGTGCAGGTTCTTTTAGAGATAATGCTAATACTGTATTTAACTTTGTAGCAACACAAGATACTCTTTATGAATTAACTGGTGGAGCATTTACAGAAAGAGGAGCAAGTGGAAAAGTATTAAATAATTCTTTTGCAACTTGCACAATTACAGTTTCTGATTATGCAAATATTGGTGCTGGTAAAACTATTACTTTATCTAAAAATGATGGATCAACAATTGTATTTACTTCAACAACAGGAACAGCATCTGGACTTTTATTTAAAGTAGAAACAAATAATAATACGACAGCAACAAATTTAAAAAATACTATTAATGCTCATGCTGATTTTTCAGCAACAGTATCAGATGCAGTAGTAACAGTAACAAGAGCAACTGTTGGTAGAGAAAATTTAACTAATGTATCTTCTGATACTGCAAGACTAACAACAACTAATTTTGTCGGTGGAACTCCTCTAACAGGACAATCTAATGACTATATAACTTTTACTCAATTTGGAAATTATGTAATTGTTAGTAATGGTGTAGATCCAGCTCAATTTTATTTAATGGGAACATCATCTGCTTTTGCAGACCTTTCAACTATTGGAACTTCAGGTACTGTACCAGTATTTAAATGCTCAGGTGTCATAAGAGATTTTTTAGTAACAGGTAATCATGTTGGTGCATCCAATAGAATACAATGGTCTGGAATTAATGATATTACAACTTGGGAATCTGGAACAAAACAATCAGACTTGCAAGACCTACCAGGATCAGGTGGACAAATTGTTCACATAACATCTGGAGAGATTGGTTATGTATTTAGACAAAACCAAATAATTAGAATGGATTATGTCGGTGGTGCAACAGTATTTAGACTTTCAGTAATTTCACCTAATAGAGGTGCAGTATATGGAAGAACTGTTTGCCAAGATAATCGTAGAGTTTTCTTTTATGCTGATGATGGATTCTTTGAAGTTAATGGAGATCAAGTTACAGCAATAGGTGCAGAGAAAGTAAATAGATTTTTTGATTTAGATTTAAACAAAGCATTCTCTGATAGAATAGTTGCAGCTACAGATCCTTTTAATCAATTAGCAATTTGGTTATATCCATCTTCTGCTGATACATCTAATACTACTGGAATTTGTGATAAAGTTTTAATTTATAATTATGCTACTCAAAAATGGTCAACTGCTACTACCAATGCTAGTACAATCTTTTCTCAATTCGTTGGAGCTTATACAGTAGAACTTATGGATATTATTTCAGAAAACTTAGATAATATTAATATATCACTAGATACTGATTTTTGGTCTGGTGGACAATTATTACTTGGTGCAATAGATAGTGATTATAAAGCTGCAATTTTTTCAGGTACAGATAATATTGGAGAAATAGAAACTACAGAATTAGAGTTGTTTCCAGGAACAAGATCGTCTATAATAGGTGTAAGACCTATAGTAGATGCAACAGCTACAGTTACTTTAAAAACAAGAGATAGACTTGCTGATAGTGCTACAGAATCAACTTCTTCAAGCATGAACTCAACAGGTATTAATCCAGTAAGACAATCTGGAAGATATGTTAAAGTTAATGTTAAAATACCAAGTGGAGGAGCTTGGAAAGATGCTCAAGGAATAGATTTAGTTGCATCAAGATCAGGGTTGAGATGACAGATAAAACTGATATAGATAATGTTAGATACAGTTTTGAAACACAAGAGTTTTTTCAAAGACAAATTGAGGAAGCTATTAACGCATTAATAAATGAAAAAAATCAAGAAAATAATAAAGCATTTGCTTGGTTCTTAGGAGATTAAAATGGCAGGTATAAAAGATTATTCCACAACTCAAGCAAGTAATACTGATCTTAATGGTATTTCTACTGCTGAAGGAATGCTACCTTCTAATCTAAACAACGCCATAAGGGCGTTAATGAAGAATACTAGAGAATGGTTTAACGATAGTCAATGGGTAGAGTATGGAGATGGTTCAGGTGCTTACACAGCAGCTTACGCATCTTCAAGTTCTTTTACAATTGCAGGTGTTGATGTAACTTCTTTTTATCATGCAGGAAGAAGAATAAAATTAATTGCAGCAACTCCTGGTACAATTTTTGGAACAATTAGTTCATCATCTTTTTCAACAAACACAACTGTTAATGTAACATGGGATTCAGGTTCATTATCAAGTGAAGCTATAACTAATGTTTTTGTAGGTGCTTTATCAAAAACTAATTCATCTATTCCAACAGAAATTATTGGCACAACTAATATTGCAGATAGTGCTATAACTTCAGCTAAACTTGCATCAGATGCAGTAACAACAGCTAAGATTACTGATGGAAATGTTACTCTTGCCAAACTAGCATCAGACTCTGTTAATGGAACTAAGATTGCAGATGATAGTATAAATTCTGAGCATTATGTAGATGCTTCAATAGACACAGCTCATATTGCTGACGCACAAATTACAACAGCAAAAATTACAGATGGTAATGTTACTCTTGCAAAATTAGCAGCAGATTCAGTTAATGGATCAAAGATAGCTGATGATTCTATAAATTCAGAACATTATGTTGATGGTAGTATTGATACTGCTCACATAGCTGATAGCCAAGTTACAACTGCTAAAATAGCAGACTCACAAATTACTTCTGCTAAAATTACAGATGGTGCAATTGTTAATGCAGATATAAATGCAAGTGCAGCTATAGATGCTACTAAAATTGCAAATGGAACAGTTACAAGTGCAGAATTTCAATACATTAATACTTTATCATCTAATGCTCAAACACAAATAGATGCAAAAGCTGCAACAACTTATGTTGATAATGCAGTTGCTGGATTAAGAACTAGAATTATTGCAGAGTGTGCAACAACAGCAAATGTTAATTTATCAAATGGTTTAGAAGCTGGTGATGCTATTGATGGTGTAACCTTAGTTTCTGGAGATAGAGTTTTAGTTAAAGATCAAAGTACAGCTTCTGAAAATGGTTTATATCTTGCAGTAGGTTCTGGTGCTGGTGCAGCATCAAGAGATCCTGAGCATGATACTATTGCAGAATTATCTGGTGGTATGGTTGTGGTTAATCAAGGAACTGCAAATGATAATAAAATATTTTTATGTACGACAGATACTGATGCAACACTAGATTCTACAAGCATTACTTACACAACTATAACTCCACAAAATGTTGGAACAGTAACTTCTATAACTGCTGGTACTGGTTTATCTGGAGGTGCAATTACATCTTCTGGAACAATAGCAATTGATTCAACAGTTGCTACACTTGCTGGAACGCAAACTCTTACAAACAAAACTTTAACTTCACCAAAAATAAATGAAGATGTAGCAGTAACTTCTACTGCAACAGAACTTAATTTATTAGATGGAGTATCAGGATTAGTACAAGCAGACTTTACTAAATTAGCTGCTGTAACTTCTGATGCAACAGAATTAAATATATTAGATGGAGCAACTGTAGTTGTTGGAGAAGTAAATGCTTTAGATTTAGGTACAACAGGAACTGGAACAGCAATAGCTAGTAAAGCTGTTATTCTTGATGGTAATAAAGATTATACTGGAATAAGAAATGTTAGTTTAACTGGTACTCTTGGTGTTTCTGGAATTTCTTCTTTTGCTGTAGCAGCAAATGTTGCACAATCATCTCTTACTTCATCATCAAATGCTGTAGCTTGGGATGCTTCTGCTAAACCAAACGCAGTTCATATTACAACAGAAAATACAACTTTTTCTGCACCAACTAACAATGTTGAAGGTGCATTTATAGCTTTAGAAATTAATTACAATGGTTCACACACTATTGCTTTTAACACCATTTTTGAATTTGCAGCATCAACTGCACCAACATTTACTTCAACAGATGGTAAGACAGACATATTAGTATTCAGATACAATGGTGCTGTATGGCAAGAAGTAGGTAGAACATTAAATTTAAGTG